GCACAGAGTCGAAACATACACTGAACAAGAACTCACGGAGTTTGCGCTGTGTGCTGATCCTGTGACCGGCCCGCTGTATTTCATGGATAACTTTTTCTTCATTCAGCATCCCACACGCGGCAAGATGCTGTACCATCCTTTTGACTATCAAAGGCGACTGATTGCTACCTATCACAACTACAGATATTCAATATCCTTGATGCCTCGACAAACCGGCAAGTCAACTTCGGCTGCTGGATATCTACTGTGGTATGCTATGTTTGTGCCAGATTCAACCATTCTCATTGCCGCACACAAATACACAGGCGCACAGGAAATTATGCAACGTATACGTTATGCATACGAAGACTGTCCGGATCATATTAGATGCGGAGTAACAAACTATAACAAAGGGAGTATTGAATTTGACAACGGATCAAGAATTGTTTCAGCTACTACTACTGGCAACACCGGTCGTGGTATGTCCATATCCTTACTATATTGCGATGAGTTTGCTTTCG